AATGATATATGTCTGTTGATGAAGAGTTTATGCGCCGGATTCAAGATCAATTTGATAAAATCGTAGACTCCGTGCCACACAAAAAACCAATGTCAGAAATGGAAAAACTCAAGCAACAAGAAATCAAAAACAGGAAAGCTGACATCAAAAAAGAATTAGATGAACACGCCCAAGGCACAACAACCAACGAATTGGATGTTATGTAAAGATTGAAACGATCCAAACAAAAATCATAAAACTATCAGTTATTAACATTTGATTTCCTCACATCATTTATAAAATATATGATCGCCAATCGTCACTACGTACTCGTAAGTCCATTTTGGTTCTACGTCTACGCTGTGATAAAACATAGCGTTGTCAGTTAAATTCATAGAAAGACCATAAGAATAAAATATGTCTTCTGCTACTCTAGTTGCTTTTCTCCATGCTTTTGCGTCAGTTGGTATGTCTGATTTGCCATCGCAATACCAAGAAAATTGACATTGGTCTCTCAAAGGAAGATTTGTTTTGTGTTTGTGAGTTGGACCCTCTCTAACAACTTCACAAACTGTGTTAGGCCAACGATCGTCGTGCACCCTATTCAGAACTACTGATGCGACTGCTAATTGACCTACTGTTGGTTGATCTCTAGCTTCGAAATAAATGTTTTGAGCTAAACATATTATTGACGTGCCTGCGGCAATTAATTCTAAACCTGTCATATCACCACTCACAAAACACAGAGCTGTCATATGGTGGCCAGCCTCTTCTTTGCTCAGGTGGAATGCCTAGAGCTTTGTCTGACATCCACACTTGGACCATTTTGCAATATTGTTTTTCTCGTTGCAGTTCCAATTCCATGTCGCACTGACCTGCGTAACCGAAAACTAAAATTAACAAGCCAATAGCTGTGGCTCCTAAAATGTATTTCATTTTTCCCTCCTCGGAAAGAGCCACCTGTTGCAGATGGCTCTCTTTCTGTTGAAGTTTTTATGCAGCTTCTAAAAAGCGATTTGTTATTTTAACTTTCAAAGAAGCATTGTCAGTAAGGTGAGCTCTTTCGAATGCTCGACTTTTGTCGTCATTCTTGGAGCCAGACTCATGATCGTAGTATTGAGTCACAGCATTAACTAAACCCCATGCTGTACCTTTTGATGACTTGAAATCGTTGCCTAGACTCTCGCCATCATAAAGTTGAAAAATTCTTTTCAACGCTATTGATGAATCTAGCTTTTCGTTGCCGACAAGCTCCTCACCATTTTTGTCTTTCCAATCGTCTTTCAACTCTTGAGCAACAACATCGATAGCCCAATCTCGGTCTATTTTCAAACGAGCAAGCCTGTCTACGTTGTCTACAAAATTGTCCCAAGTTTCTTCAACAACACCAAGTTGTTCTTTCACTGAAGTAGCATCGAAGATCGCTGAATGAGGAACTCTGATGAGTGCATTGGCACCATTTTCGCCGATGGACAATCGCAATGTATTATTGCAAACCACACGTACGCTAGTTAAATGAACAGAGGTGGCAGAAGAACCGTCACAACTGGAAGCCATTAGAAGATACGGTGCAATGGCGTCTTGACCATGTATTTTGAACTCTTGGCCAGCTTTTGCTAAAGCCCAAAATTTCCGGCCACCGAACAAACATCCGGCAGTTTCTAATTGATATTGTTTTTCGGAAATCAAGTCTCGGAAAAACTCTAGTGCTTGTCTAGGTTGCACCACTTTGTAGTTGGGAGAAACGATGCCAAGACCTTCATCATTGTCACTGCGATAAAGAGCATATCTGTTTTTGAATCGTTTCGTTTCACCGTCGAAATTAGTGAACTCGACAGAGGCTACATCGATGTCCCAATCCATGCCAGCTTCTTTTTCCCAAGTTTCAATTGGGGCATTGTAAGTTAATTCTTGACCAAGTCCGTGCCAAGGTTTGTCACCAACATAAGCCATGTTAGCGCGATTGTTAGTCATGTCTAATTCGTGAGCCATTTTATTTTTCCAATTCTAAGTTGTTTAAGTTATGATTGTACTATCGTTGAAGTTTTCAATTAAGGCAACATTTATTTTGAAAATAAATTCAATCCATCGTTAACTATTTGTTCTGCCACATCTTTTTTATTCATTAAAGATCCTATAACTGACATATCTATGGTTCCTTTCGCAGCAATGTTTATGTAAGTTACATTTTTCAATTGACCTATTCTGTGCGCTCGATCTTCAGACTGCAGACGATCTCTCAAACTAAAATTGTTGCTAAAGTATATGACGTAGCTTGCAGCAACTAAAGTTATGCCTGTGCCTCCAGCTTGTTGATTGCCAACAAAAACATTAGCTTCGCCGTTTTCAAATGATTCAATAGTTTCAGTGCGACCATCTTTGTTGACGCCACCGTGATATTCTACAGATTCAATTTTCGCTAATTTCAAAGCCTGCACGATGTCTTCAATTTCTATACGGTAACGTGCCCAAACAATTACTTTTTCGCCTGATTCAACTATCTTTTTCACACGATCGACGAGCATTTCTAGTTTTGGATTTTTGCCTTCAATCCTGACAGGATTTTCTGCGAGAGGATGAATGTAGTATCCTGAAGTTATTTGCGCAAGTTTAGTAACAGCAACTAATTTCGTGAATGGCGTTTCTTCATTTTCAAAAACTATACGGCATTCGTTTTCAGCTTTTTTGTAAACTTTGGTTTGTTCCGGAGTTAAATCGAACACTAAAGTTTTGTAAATTTTTTCAGGCAAATCTAAACAATCTTTTTTCAAAACTCTGAAACTGTGTGGAGCTATCAAACTAGACAGTTTGTCTAAGTTTTTGTATTTAGGTCTGCCACCTGCACCTTTTGCTACAACTTGTGGTTGTCCTCTGCCACCAGTTCTTTGTTTGATGTGTTGTAAAAGAGGATTGTTGCCTTGCAACATTTCAGCATATTCTGATTTGAAAGCGTAAAAACTAGTCGTCTCTAATATGTCTCCGTGCAAAAAACTGAATTGACTGAATGCATCGAAAGGTGAATTGTTGATGGGTGTCCCAGACATTATCCTTCTCCAAGAAGCTAAATGTTTGAGTTTCATCAAATTTTTGGTTCTTTTGGCTGTGGGGTTTTTGACGCTGTCGCTCTCGTCGCAAACAATCATAGCATTTTCACAGTTTTCTAAAAAATTTTCTGCTTTCCAACAACCTTTGGATGTTTGCAGTGCTTCCCAATTCATAGTCAATATTTTCAAAGAACCGTCTTCACATTCATCTAATTGTTCCAGCTCTTCTTTTTCTTTTTTGCGAGGAGAAGCTGACCATGCAGCAGATTTGTACCGCACCCAGTCTGGCATGTGTTTGGGCAATTCTAGCCTAGTCCAATTGGAGTGAACACCATTCGGTGCAAAAACAAGCAAGCCATCGCAATCACCACTAGACCAAAGCTCTGCTGCATTATTTATTATTATCCAAGTTTTGCCTGTGCCCATCTCAGCCAACAAAGCGAAATACTTTTTCCTGCCGAATGCATTCAAACATTCTATTTGATGTCTGTAGGGTTTTGTTTTGAATTTAGAATGTTGCGCAAATTTTTCCATGCTTCTTTTTCCTTAACTGGTTTCTTAGTTTTCCACAAACATATGTTTGCAATTTCTTCTGTAGTCATTTCGTTTATTTCGTCAGCGTGCTCCCCACTAACTAACATCCATTGTTTATTTGTAACGATCAAAAAGTAGGCGTTTCCTTCAGCTTTCATTTGCCTCAAAAACCAATTCTTTTGGTCTTGTGATATTTTATGATTGGAACCAAACAATTTGGTTGATTGTCTTTTTGGCTCTATAGGAGATTTTTGTTCTATCCAAGACTCTTTTCCTTCACTGCAAAAGTTTATGTCAGGCATTCCGGCTACGACGAAATTTTCTACTCTGTCTAATCGATCATTGCCTATTGGCAAATTCTTTTTCAAAACTTTGTAATCATTGCTCTCTGGCATCAATACGTTTCCATTTGGTGATGAAGGCAAATCGTATATCGTTGAAGAACTTTGCACGAACTAGAAGTTGAGCACCTTCAGGAACTCTTTCTAACAACTCACGACCACACCTTTCAAAATCAAATCTTCCAATCCTACCACCTATTTGTCCGCTGTCGTCTCTCAATCTTACGTCAACAAACTCTAATGGCCCGTAACCCATTTTACCACCACGTTTCTTAACATTAACCTCTTCGTTGTAGTTTCGTGCATTCTTGTATATCATCTCACCTAAAAACACACGCTCTTCACGATGAGGAATGTTTTCTAAATCTTTTATCTCAACAACAGGACTAGCAATGCCATTGTCTTGAGGATTTTCATACAAATGAGAATAATTAGTGTGAAAAGGAAAAATGTCGTAAAATGCATTACTAGCTTTTTCTATGTCCTCTTTCTGCTTGTCTGTCAAGGTGCCTTGATCTCTAGCTTCAATCAACTTGCTTGCTTTGCTGTCTCCTATGCCTTTCAAAGAAGTGAAACCGCCATACAACTTTCCTTCTTTCACGCACCAATTTTCTTCACTCTTCTCCAAATCAAAATGAACGTATTCAATACCTTCCCTGACCATTTCACGCAACAACTCTACTGCGCTGTCCTCATCTTTTGCGTTGCGCAAATTTGCTGCAGCAAACTCTAATGGGTGATGAGCTTTCAAATAAGCTGTCCAATAACTTATGACTGCGTAACTGAAAGTGTGTGCCTTGTTCATCTGCCAAGCACCCATGGCATTGATGGTGTCCCAAGTTTCCCTAGCCTCAGTTTCATTTATGCCTTGGCTTTCTGCTCCTTGTTTGAATTTTTCCCAATAACTATCAAAGAACTCAACACCCATCCTTTTGCTCATAGCTTTTCTTATTGTGGAAGTCTCTGCCCAATCAAATTTGCCGATCTCACGAACGATCGCAAGTGTTTGCTCTTGATAAACTGGCAAGCCATAAGTCTCTTTCATGTGCTCTTCAACTAAAGGATGAATAGATTTGTATTTCTCTCCATTCCGTCGATTGACATACTTTTCAGTGACGCCTCCACCAAATGGTCCAGGACGAGCTAATGCTGTCACAGCGTCTACTTCAGTCAACGACTTAAACTCTATGTCTCTGCTGATTGCTCTCAAAGCATTTCCTTCAAACTGAAAAATACCACAAAGTCTTCCTTGATTAAAAACGTCAAACGTAGATTTGTCATCAAACTTTAGTCCATACCAATCTATGTTTAAACCGCTGTCTTCAAGAACGCCCAATGTCCGCAATCCTAAAACGTCAATCTTCAACAAACCTAATTGTTCTGCAGCACCTTTTTCAATGTGTGCTATTCCATCTGCATCAACAGTGGCGTAATTAGTTATTTCGTCATTGCAAACTAACAAACCTGCGGCATGAACACCAGAGTGTGAAGCGTGACCTTCTAACAACATTGCGCTTTTTGCCTGTGGGTATTGTTTGATGAACTCTTTTCCAGGAGCTGTTTCATTGAACGTGTCCTCAAGGCAGTTGTTTGCTCTTGAGTCAGCTGATGATCTTTCTATCATGGCAACTTTCACTGCGCCAGTAGCTTGTGGCGGTATGTTCAAGCTCTTGCAAACTTGTATAAGTGCTGACCTCGGTCTGAACTGACCGATTGTACCTATGTGAGCAACATTTTCAGCTCCGTACTTTTCAGACATGTAATCAAAAACCATTTGTCTTTTGTTGTCTGGGAAATCTAAATCTATGTCAGGCAAGTCTGTACGACTTACATCTATGAATCTTTCAAAATATAATTTGGCAGGTATAGGGTCTATCTCTGTTATCCTAGACAAATAACAAACTAATGAACCTGCCGCAGAGCCTCTTGATGGACCAACCAACATATGATCTTTGGCATAATGAACCATGTCTGCTACAACTACAAAATAACTCTCGTAATCTTTCAACTTGATCAAATCTAGTTCGTAGTTCAATCGTTCTTCATATTCATCATTCCATTTCATTTTCCTGAATTTTATACCGTCCCTGCACATTTTCTCTAAACTACCTTTAGAGCGAACCATAGGAGCCTGAGGCAAATTTAAATCTTTGCATTCATCTGCTATTGCTTGTGCTGTCGATTGATTTTCTAACTCTTCTAACAAATGCTGTTCACTAGCTTTCAAACCAGCTCTTGAAGCTAATTCAAATGTCTCTTTGTCTTCTGGATAAGAATATGCGTTGTCTGAAGTGCTAACAACTTTCAAATCATGACTTTTAGCTATTTGCTTTTTCTTCATGTTCAAAATTCTGCTAGAAGGATTCAAATCAATGACGGCATCGACTTCTTTCAAAAACTCTCCATCAACTACTTCGCCAGCAAATTTAATAATGTTTTCCGTCATTCCTAGAACGTCATGAGAGTAAAGCCTAGGAAGTGCTCCAGACCTAGTTTTAATGGTCTGCTGATGACTCTTGCTTTTCATCCTGTACATTTCGGTCAGACCTTGTTCGTTCTTGGCTAAGAACCACATTCTAGGAGTTGTTTCGTCGTCAGAAACTACACACTCAACGCCCAACATCGGGTTGATGTCTGCTTTCTTACAAGCATTGTACCAAGCTACATGACCCCAAGTCGAATTGTCAACGATCCCTGCTGTAGTGCAACCGATAGATTTTAGACGATCGATGACCCTGTTCAAAGGCGCAAATGTCTGGCCGAAAGAATATTCTGTTTTGACCTTAAGCTGAATCATCTTCTATTCCAAATAACATGTTCAAGAAACCATCTTCTTTAGTGCACTCATACAGTGCGCGAACGTCATCAAGTGCTCTGTGAGTTTGCAACAAAGGTTTGCCCATGACCTTTTCATAAAGCTCTGTCATTTTCGGTCTATGACCAAATTGTGGTGTGTATTCTTGCACAGTGCAAATTGTTTCTTCAGGCCAAGGGAAATCTGCCGAAAGTCTTTCAAGTTCACACCTCAAAACTCCACTGTCAAATGGAGCATTGTGCGCCATGAAAACGTCTGTGCCATCGAAAAACTCTCTCAACTGAGGCAAAAACTCTTCAAATGTTGGTTTGTTTTGCAAATCTTCCGGTTTGATCCCAGTTATCTTTGTTATCACTTGTTCTAATTCTACTTGAGGATCAAGGAGTTGACTCAACTCCCTGATTTCCCCTGTTTCATCAACGACAACTCCACCAAGCTCAATGATGTGTGGTTGCTTTTCAATTGGTGCAGCAGACGGCATCAAAAGACCTGTGGTTTCAGTGTCGAAGATAGCTACTTTCATTCTGGCTCCAACCTAACTATGAACTTCAAATCAACACCTAAAATTTCTTTAGTGTCAAAAATAACATAATTGTACCACCTTTTACCTGCTATCACAGGGTTGGTGTGCGATTGAGTCTTTACCTCTTGCGCCACAGGTATATTCCTTTCGGCGAAAAAGTTACGCCAACCTATCAGTTCTTTGCCTGAACAATGCATACCTAAGTGACTGACGGTGTTCCGTCCACGACCGAGAGTGTCTACCCAGTTGTTGCCCTCTTTGTAATTTAATATTTCAAACTCTTTGCCTTCAATGAGATCATAATTGAAATTCAAGTCAGCTTGGTTTTCACCTTTTTTGCCAAACACCTTGCCAGAAGCAACAACTGTGTCCTCGACCCAATCAATTGCTCCCATGTCTTCTAATAATTTTCTTGCTTTTTCGACGTTTGCAGGCGCGATAGCTATTTGTTCTATTTTGAAATTCAACATGTCAGGCTCCATAAGGTAAGATGCACCCAGTAAGGTGCTTGTGATGATCTTTTGACTGCAACAAAAAAGCTATGAACTCAGCTACTTTTTCGGGTGGTGTTTCTTCCCCACACAACAGACCTTGAAGCTGATACTCCTGAGCGTATTCTTTAGTCCAACCACGAGTTGCTACAACTTGATCGTCAATTGCAGCACTCATTCCTGTGCCTTTCAATTTGTTAGGAGCTATGCCGAAAACAGTTATTCCGTATTTCTTTGTTAGTTCACGAGCCAACTGCAACGTCATTATATGTGCAGCACCTTTGGAGGCATTGTAAGCTAAAGAGCAAGTCATTGGCATGTGAGATGCATTGCTCACGATGTTCAAAACAGTGCCTTTGCTTTCTTTCAACATAGGCAAGTAAGCTTGAACCATTTTGAAAATGCCTTTAGCATTGACGTTTATTACTTGATCCCAAGCTTCATCAGTGAAATCTTCCAGCCAATCTATTAAATTTATCCCTGCACAGTTTATCAAAACATCTAACTTTTCACAAGCTAATTTAGGTTTCAAAACATCTTGTCCGTAGTTCCGGTCATAACCTATAACTTCATGATTTTCTTTTTCCAAAGCTTCATATATAGCCTTGCCCAGACCTTTTGCAGCTCCAGTTACTAATATCGTGCTCATTTGTCTTTTCCTTTTCCATTGATCAAAGACTCCACCATTGCGGCATAAACTGCGGCATCGTGTATGCTGTCTTCATGAGTTAAATTACTATTTGTGAAACGAGTCAATTTTACTATCATCAATTCAAAAAGATGCCAGATGTTATAATCCTCGACAGTTTTTAATTCTACCCCATCAGGGAATAAAACACTCATCACTTCACCAACTCTTTTGTAGTTGTCTCCGTAAACTTTATTCCTTTCACGAAATGTTTCTCCCATTTCGACAAGGATCGATCCGGCATCTTTGAATTCATTCATTTAATCACCCTCAAGTGTGGTTTCTTAGTTGCGTCTACTTTGTGAATGGATATACAATGAGCATTGATTCCATTTGCAATATACATGTCACATACATCTTGACGGTCATCGTAGGCAAAGGCAACATCTTCACTCGTTGCTTTCATCCTTTGATAAAATAACTCTAGTTGCATCCTCTTCAAATAAGGTGAGCTAGAGTGATCGCCATTTGGTCTCATCAAAAGACAACAGACATTCAAGCCTATTTCTTTCAACCAATGTTCAGCGATTGGAGCATAGAACTCTGGACGCGCAGTGAAAATTGCAACGTCCTCATACCTGTCTCTCCAAATGTGTTCATTGGCACTCTTGTCAAAACCAGCAAGCAAATGATAAGCATTGTATTTCCAAGTTGGATCAGACTCGTCCCAATTTATTTTAGGTATCCTCCATCGATCATCAGAAATAGTATTGTCAAGATCGAGGATTATGTAACTCATTTCTTTTTCTCCTCTTTGCGCATCTTGTCAACGATCTTCAACAGCTTGCCTTTGGCTAACAAATCTCCGCCATATTGTTCTTCAGCGAATGCTTCAATCTCAGCGAAATAATCTCTGCCTTGTTGAAACAAAAACTTTTCAGCCCATGGGTGCACAGCCAAAACTTCATCAACCATGCCGTTCAACACCTTTTGATATTCACCCTGAGTTCGACCACCTGTCCTCGCTTTAGCAAGTTCGACGAACGTACGCAAATTGAATTTGCATACTATGTTGGTTGATATGTTTGTAGGCAGAACACCTCTAGCATCTTCAACTGCATGGCCCATGTTGATCAAACCTGTGTAAGCTACTTTTATAGCATCAAGTGCGTCATCAACTATTTTCACCGCTACAGGATCTGCAGCAATTTTGTCGCTGTAGATATATTCAAACTCACCCATGTCTAAAACACGCATGGTTTGTTGTGCGTAACTAGCCTGTCTAGTCCTGACTTGTTGGTGAGTGTAAGCACGACTGACACCTTCTACTAAAAAGACATAGTCCACAAACTCCCAAGAGCTAGGTATAGTGTTGGCCATGTACTCCAACTCATCCATCTTTTCTTGATGTGGTCTTTCTTTTATTTCTTCCATTAAAGAAGGTGACATTGTGAGCCTAGTGGCTTTGGTGAACATCAAAATGTCTTGGGCATCTTGAGTGTGGCTTATCAAAGTTACCTTCAT